TTTAACAACAGCAGAAGTATACTGTGCGGCTGTACTTGCAAATGATGTCGGACTTATGAATGTATTTAAGTCTGGCGGTAATTTTCATAGTACGATTGCGAAACAAGTATTCAGACTGCCAGGGGACGTTGACGACATAGCAACAAACTTTGGTGCGCAAAGACAACAAGCAAAAGCTGTTACCTTTGGTATCATGTACGGAGCAGGACCGAAAAAGATTAGTGAACAAGTAACAAAAGATAGTGGAGAGTATTTCAGTATGCAAGACGCAGCGAATACTATCAAAGACTATTTTGAGGCTTTCCCTAAACTTCGTGAATGGTTAGACAATCAAAAACAATTTATTCAAGCGAATGGATTTGTATATAGTAGGTTTGGCAGAAAGAGAAGATTACCTGATGTGTTTTCACAAGATAAGGGAATCGCCTCACATGAAGTACGTAGTGGAATTAACTTCTTAGTACAATCAGTTGCATCCGATATTAACCTTATGGGTGGTATAGATATGCAAAGATATATAGAAAAGACAGGTATGAAAGCGAAAATATTTGCACTTGTTCACGATTCCGTACTAGCAGAAGTACCTGAAGATGAGATAGAACATTACTCAGAAAAACTTCAAGAGTTTATACAAAAAGATAGAGGATTATCAATCCCAGGCGCTCCAGTTGGATGTGACTTTGATGTTGCAGATGACTATTCATTAGGAAAGTTTGAGAAATTGTATGCAAATTAATTTTGAACCAGACTGTGATTATATACTAGAAAAATCTTGTAACTTTTATGAGAGAACACCCTATACAAATGTCAATGTTGGTTATAGTTATGTAGACTATATAGACTCTAGTATAAGAGGATTTTTGGGAATAGACGTACAACAAATCATAGCAGAGAAAAGGGGTGAAAAAACATTAACACTAGGCACTACTCATCAAATGGGACTAGGAGAATTAGTAGCTTCACGAATAGAATGGAGATGGGAATACTCAGGCGCTCGTTATTATCCAGTAGGTGCAAAGACTTGCATAGAGTGGGATTTACGAGAGAATAAAGGCAATATAATAAACCTAGAATTAGGTAAATCAATTAGAACTGTACAACCTGAACAGGTATTTTTTTGTGCTTACGGAAAAAATTCCTATGACCAAGTAACAAAGTTTTGGGAAAAAACATGGATGCAGAGAAGAACTGAAAATGATTAAATATCCAGTTTATGTAATACATGAAGAACCTGAAGAACAGGATAATCTATTGTGGCTTAACGACCAAGTTATTGATGATAGAAATATGCTAGGAGAAACACTAGGTATAAGAAGATTACAGACTCCAATGAAGAGTATATATCCTCTTAAGTACCAATGTGATGATGAAGTAGCAATGTTAAAACACAGAGGAAAACATTTTGTAGATTCTAACGGATGTTACTTCTATAATGAAAAGCTTGATACAGCACCTTTAAAGTATCACAAGATTAAAAAAATTATTAAAAAAGACGTGGCAACAGTAGTATGGATTAAGGATGTTCCTTTTCCTTTTGCTATTGCTAGACCACCAAGAGTTGAACAAACATGGGCAGGTATTCTATACAAAAAAGGATTACCTTATGCTATATGGGAGTTTGCTGAAGAAAGGAAAAAAGATACATGGCGCAAGATTTAGACAAAATGGTAAAAGCACTGGAAGAAGGAATAGTACTAGTACAGTATGAAGACCTAAGAACAGGAGAAACAAAAGAAAGAGAGATGACTTTAGTACCTGAAAATACTAGAGGTATGGATGCACGTGCGTTAAATGACGGAGACAAACTAGGTGGTAGAATACTTATGTTTGATGTTGAATTTTGCAAATGGGCAGACATAAGAGAAGATACAATTATAGACTGGAGAAAGTATTAATGTGCGGTTTTGTTGTAACAACTGAAAACAATTTAGCTGATAAATACATTGACGCACAGAGATTTAGAGGTCCCGATGCTCGTGGTGAAACTATAAGGTATATGCACGATTTAACTTTTGCGCATGTACTATTAGACATATCAGGAGAAAATGAGGTACAACCTTATATAACTAAGAAGGGCAACATAATGGTATTCAATGGAGAAATGTATGACTCTAATATACCCAACGATACTAAATTCCTAGCTGAAGGCTACGAGAAGTATGGTTTCAAGTTTATAGAGTTCGGAAATTGGCATGGTTCTTTTTGTTTTATGGACTACAAGACAGGCATATGTGACATTGTTAGAGACCATTTTGGGGCAAAACCTTTATGGATAAAAAGCGACAATGGAGGAATATCAGTAAGTACAAGTCTTGCTAGTTTTGTTGGTGCGAAACCTAAAGAACTTAATAAAAAGTTTTTATCTAATCCTATTTGGTCAGGTTCAGACTCACCTTTCAAGGGTATAAGAAAAGTAGAACCAGGGCAGCTTTATCATTATGACACAAAGAAATGTGTATTAAAAAGAGGTGATAATTTATGGTCAGGATATAGAGTAAAAAATAATCCCTTTGTAGAGGAACAGTTTAAACATGAACTTGTAAAGGGAATACAAAAAGTAGCAAAAAATAAACAAAAAACAGCTATATTTTTAAGTGGAGGACTAGACAGTACCTGTGCTTTGGGTGTAGTTAAAGATATGGGGTTAGACTTAACTGCATACATTTGTGCATATTCAGAGGAAGAAGGAGTAGAGTATAGACAAGACATATTTGCCAATGAAGCCGCTCTTGCAATAAAGACTTGTAAAGAGTGGAATGTTCCTTACAAAGTAGTAACTCTAACTAGAAAACAAAGAGATGAGTACGGCAGAGCATGGATGGAGAAAAATAATTATCTATGGAATGATAATAATAGAAGAGCTCCTAGATATGCACTTGCAAAAGCAGCATCTGAAGATGGGTGTAAAGTTGTACTGACAGGGGATAGTGCAGACGAGTTTTTTAGTGGGTATCAACATCACTCCAAAAGATTTACAAAAGGGTACAATGCTAAATGGATAAAAGGCTTTTGTGAGAATCAGTCTTGGGTTCGTAAAGAAATATTTAAAGGAGATAAAGACGGATTCAATTCTACTTTATTTATGGACTTAATGATAACAAGTGAAAATAATGTTTTAGCCGCTGACCAGACTTGCGGGTTATTTGGTATGGAAAGTAGACCTGTATTTTTAACTCAAGAATTTGCTAGATATGTGTATGAATTTGAGGGAAAAACTAAAATGAAACTACATAAAGACTACGTTACAGGCACTTATAAGTACTTACTAAGAGTAATAATGAAAGATTATATACCTAAACATATACAAGATAGAAAGAAAAAATGTGGATGGTCTAGTCCTTGGGATAACAACTCTAAGATGAATCAAATACACAATCAAAAAATATGGCGAAAATGGACAAAACAATAGGGTTTACTTGTGGAGCATTTGACTTGCTACATGCAGGACACATAGTAATGCTCAAAGAAGCAAAGGATAACTGTACTCATTTAATAGTAGGGCTACAAACAGACCCTAGTATTGATAGACAAGAGAAGAATCAACCTGTACAATCAGTGTTTGAAAGATATATACAGCTAAGAGCAGTAAAGTATATTGACGAGATTATACCCTATGATACAGAACAAAGTCTTTTAGATTTACTAGAAGCAACACCAATACACCTTCGATTTGTTGGAGAAGATTGGACAGACAAACATTTTACAGGAAAAGGATTACATGAGATTTTTTACACTAGTAGAGCTCATTCTTTTTCTAGTACGAGTTTGAGGAACAAGATAAATGAAAGCAGTTCTAAGTAACAGAATATATATGAGTGTAACTAAAGAGTTACATAATTCTATCGAAAAAGAGTTGACTTATACTATTGCTCCACGTATACCTTCTGACCCTCCTTTAGTTTTTAAAACAATTCGTTTTATAAAAGAAGGTTTGATTTCTATACCTATGGGAAGAATAGATTTAATACCAGATGATTACGAAATAATCGACAAGAGAGTTACCTCGCCTATAGAACATGCAAAATTTAAGTTTGATTTACGACCAAGCCAAAAGAGGGTTTATGATGAGATTGAAGACAACGCAATAGTTAACGCTTGGGTAAGTTGGGGAAAGACATTTACAGGTTTAGCTATCGCAGCGAAGCTTGGTCAGAAAACATTAGTTGTTACTCATACTACTAACTTACGTAATCAGTGGGAAAAAGAAGTAGAAAAATGCTTTGGAATTAAACCAGGCAGAATAGGTAGTGGAGACTTTAATATTGACGCTCCTATAGTTATTGGGAATATTCAGAGTTTATACCGAAAAATGGACGACATAAAACAAGAATTCGGAACACTGATTTTAGATGAAATGCATCATGTTAGTAGTCCTACTTTTACTAGAATTATAGATGAAATGCCTTCTAGATATAAGGTAGGGTTGACAGGAACATTAGAGAGAAAAGATGGAAGGCATGTAGTTTTTAGAGACTACTTTGGACATAATGTTTTTAAACCGCCTAAAGAAAATTATCTTATTCCCTGTATACATATAGTCAAATCAGATATTAGATTTCTAGATGGTTCATTTACACCATGGGCAGAAAGAATCAATGACTTAGCATACAAAGAAGAGTATGTGCATAGTGTTGCAATGATAGCCTCTAAGTATGCAGCTCTAGGACATAACGTATTGGTTGTTTCTGATAGAGTAATGTTTCTAAAAGCATGTGCTAGATTAGTAGGGGATAATGCAGTATCAATTACAGGAGATATGGATTTCAAAGAAAGAGAAGATACAATGCAATTAATAAAACAAGAAGGAAAGAATATATTATTCGGTACACAGTCTATTTTCTCTGAAGGCATATCACTAAATGAATTAAGTTGTTTAGTACTAGGTACACCAGTAAACAATGAACCTCTACTCACACAGTTAGTAGGTAGAGTTATACGAAAAGTAGAAGGCAAACCACAGCCTATTATTGTGGATATACATTTAAAAGGCAAAACAGCAACTCGTCAAGCAAACGCTAGAATGGGTTACTATTTAAAACAAGATTACGAGGTAAAAATACTATGAAGGAAATACAATTAAACATAGAAAAAATGAGAAGGTCAAAGATATTTTTGGCAACTCCTATGTATGGCGGAATGTGTCATGGCATGTATACAAGAAGTTTAGCACAGACTATTGGTACTGCTGCAAAACACGGATTACAGTTACAATTATATTATTTATTTAATGAAAGTCTCATAACAAGGGCTAGAAACTATGCAGTAGCAAACTTTTTAAAGTCAGACTCTGAGTACTTATTATTTATTGATAGTGATATATCATGGGAAGACCAGGATTTATTATATATGTTTCATTTAATGGTAGAACAGCCTGAGAAATATAGAATACTTACAGCAATGTACCCTAAAAAAGCTATAGCATGGGAGAAAGTATTGCATGCCGCTAAGTCAGGAGCATATGATAACAACCCAGCGGGTTTAGAGCAGGTAGCAGGAGATATGGTATTTAACCCTCTTCCTGGCATATATGAGAATGATGAAGTTCCAGTGTACGAACCAGTACAAATTAAAGAAGCAGGTACAGGTTTTATGATGATTCATAGAAGTGTGTTTGAAGAAATGGAAGCAGTAATGCCAGACAGAAAGTACACTCCTGACCATATAAGAGAAGGTATAAGCTCTGAGCAAATAACTGCTTTCTTCGATTGTGTAATTAATGAGGAAAATAGATATCTAAGTGAAGATTATATGTTTTGTGCTAATGCTAGAACGTTAGGTATTAATATTTATACTCTTCCATTTATAAACTTAACTCATACAGGAAGTTATATCTATAAAGGAAATTTAATAGAAATGGCAAATGCAGGAGTTCATGCTAGTATAGACCATACAACAGCAGAAGAGCTAAGAAGAACTAAAACATCAGGTAATAATAGACCAGAGGAAAATAGTTCTTGACACAAGTCGGAATTTTTGTTATAATATGTTACTATTTAATTGGAATAAGATAATAAAAGTAAGCAAAGGAGATATTGGTAAGATAATACAAATACTTCGTATAATTACTTATAAGATTCAACCAAAAAATTACTATGATAAAACATTTGAGTTTTATCAGCATCGCTTCGGCGGAGAGTCATATCTTCTAAATCCGAAAGATTTACTCGAAGTTGGACGTACATTTAGTGATAGAGAAGTTGCAGAGTATGCAGGTGTCGCATCCTTTCGCAATTATCACAACTATGTAAATACTAAAGACACCACACTAGAATGTCTGCTATCACCGATATCAGACGAAATTATAAAAAATAACAGACTGCTCGATATAAAGGAAGGTCGGATTACCTTTATGTTTGAGGAGACAATGGAGAAATAATTATGGCTATAGGCTTTAATACAACAAAGGGCTCTGCCCAAAAAAATAAAATAGAAACATATAACTACGCAGGTAAAGAAGACCATCATGTAAGACTGGTGGGTGACCTATTACCTAGATATGTGTATTGGATTAAAGGGGAAAACGGTAAAAACATTCCTATGGAGTGTCTATCTTTTGATAGAAATGCGGAAACCTTTAACAATGTAGAACATGACCATGTTCGAGACTTTTACCCTGATTTAAAATGTGGATGGAGTTATGCCGTTCAGTGCATCGACTACGCCGATAAATCTATAAAAGTTCTTAATTTAAAAAGAAAGTTATTCGACCAAGTTATAGTAGCTATGGAAGAGTTGGGAGACCCAACCGATCCAGTTACTGGTTATGACATTCATTTCAAAAGAAAGAAAACTGGTCCACAGGTGTTCAACGTAGAATATCAACTAGCAGTTTTAAAATGTAAGCCGAGAGAATTGGAAGACTGGGAAAAAGAATTGACTTCAGGACTTAAGTCTATGGATGAAATTCTTGTAAGACCTACTGCAGATGCGCAGTTAGAATTACTTAGAAGAGTCACTAATCAAGAAGGCGGGGAAGTATCAGAAGATATATCTAGCGAGTTTGACGTTTCATGATTTTATATACAGCAGACTGGCATATTAAACTTGGACAGAAGAATGTACCTGTAGCGTGGGCTTGCTCTCGCTATGAGTTATTCTTTCAACAAGTACAGGAAGCTGTAGATAATCATGACGTAACTCTTCATATCATTGGCGGGGACTTGTTTGACCGAGTCCCCTCAATGGATGAGATTACTCTGTACTTTGACTTTGTAAAAAGACAAACAGTAGAGACAATTATCTATGATGGCAACCATGAAGCCACTAGAAAGAATCAGACTTTCTTTGATAACTTAAAGAGAGTAACCAATCAACTTAACCCACTAGTAAGTGTGGTTACAGAAACATACTATAAAGACGACTGGTGTATACTGCCTTACGCAGATTTACACAGAAAAAATAGTATAGAAAATATAGATGCAGATTATCTATTTACCCATGTGCGTGGAGAAATACCGCCACATGTTATGCCCGAAGTAGAACTAGAAAGATTTGATAAGTTCAAGACGGTTTTTGCAGGAGACTTACATGCTCACGAGAATACTCAACGAAACATTGTATACCCTGGAAGCCCCATGACTACATCATTTCATAGAAATATAGTTAAGACTGGATATCTAATTATAGACGACAATTGGGACTGGACATGGCATGAATTTAACTTGCCCCAGTTACTAAGAAAGACTATTGAAGACCCAGCGGGTATGCAACAAACAGAATTCCATCACACTATTTACGAAGTTACAGGAGATGTACAGGATTTGGCCAAAGTCAAAAACTCAGAACTTCTTGATAAGAAAGTAGTAAATAGACAAGTTGATGCACGACTAGATTTGAGTGGAGACTTATCTATGTCGGACGAATTAATTAAGTATTTGCAAGAGATATTGTCTCTTGACGATGAAAAAGTAAAAAACATTATAGGAGTATTCAATGATTATTCTTCAGAAGTTGAAGTGGGATAATTGTTTCTCATATGGCGAAGGCAACGAGTTAGACCTTTCCAGAGATACACTTACACAACTAGTCGGAACAAACGGCGTAGGTAAATCTTCCATACCTTTGATATTGGAAGAAGTATTATTTAACAAGAACAGCAAGAATGTTAAAAAGGCAGATATAGCAAACAGATATGTTAACCAGGGTTATGATATTAGTCTCGACTTTACTGTCGACGATAGCTTATATAGTATTGATGTTAGTAGGCGTACTAACCTCAAATGTAAGTTAACAAAAGATGGCGAGGATATAAGTTCTCATACAGCATCAAACACTTACAAAACACTCGGGGAAATACTGGGTATTGATTTTAAGACATTTTCGCAATTAGTGTACCAAAACACAAACGCTTCATTACAATTCTTAACAGCAACAGATACGAACCGTAAAAAGTTCTTAATTGACTTGCTAAAGTTAGATGACTATGTAGCGTACTTTGATACATTTAAAGAGGCAGTACGTGTTGCTTCAAGTACAATTACTAGTGAGAATGCAAAAATTGCAACAATTGAGAAATGGTTAAAAGATAATATTCTCGAAGATAGTTCCATACTTGAAAAGAAAATTCTACCAAAAATGTCAGAAGAAGACGAACAATCTTTACGTTCTTTACAAGTAGACTTTGAAAATATCTCGGAAAAGAATAAAAAAATAAATCTGAATGAAAATCTCAAAGAACGCTTAAAAACTATAGACCTTGACAAAGCAAAAAATAACTTACAAAGGTTTCCAAAAGAACAGCCTTATATAGAGGAGTTAGGACAAGTACAAACACTTAAAGTAGAGTCTCTAAATGAGGAAAGTATGGTAGCTAAATATAAAGAACTAGCTACACAAACAGACGCTGAGTGTCCTACCTGTAGTCAACAGATAGACAAAGAGTTTGTAACAAGTCAATTAGACAAACACAGTACTAAATTGATTAGTATAACGGAAAAGCTGATAGATCAGCAGGCCAAGACAGATAGAATAGGGAAAGAGAATGAGATTAATAAACAAGCAAGGAAAGATATCAAGCAGTGGGAGGACCTCTACAGGTCTATCGACTATTCGCTCCCAGAACAAGCAATTAATGGCGAAGAAGTCGAGCAACAGATTACGGAACTTCGTGCAAAAATTACCACTGTTAGGTCGTCTCTTCAAGAGGTCATAGATGAGAATACTAGAAGAGAAAGACATAATACGAGAATTGGAATCATTCAAGAGCAAACAGACCAATTTGAGACAGACCTTAGCGAGTCTCAGTCTAGACTTGAGAGTGCAGAAAGCAAATTGGCGATACTTGAAACACTTAAAAAAGCTTTCTCAACAAACGGACTCCTGGCATACAAAATAGAGTCTTTAGTAAAAGAGTTAGAAATTCTTACAAACGAATATCTAGCAGAGTTTAGCGATGGCAGATTCGCCATCAATTTTGTAGTGGAGAACGATAAATTAAATGTGGAAGTCTCAGATAATGGCAATATTATTGACATTCTTGCTCTTTCTAGCGGCGAGTTAGCTAGAGTAAATATTGCAACATTAGTATCAATTAGAAAGTTAATGACTTCAATTAGTAGAAGTCAAATCAATGTTCTTTTCCTTGACGAAGTAAATCAAGCTTTAGATGAAGTTGGAAAAGAAAAAGTAGTGGAAGTATTATTAAAAGAAGAAAATCTAAATACTTATATGGTATCACATGGTTGGACTCACCCATTACTAGAGAAAATAGAAATTACAAAAGAGGATAATATTAGTTATCTTGAATAGCAACACAAAAGTATATCTTGACATGAAACTTATTTTCTGTTATAATATATATCTTATGGAGAAAAAATGAAAGTAGAAATTTATAGTATACCAAATTGTACTTATTGCAAGAAGGCTAAGTTTTTAGCTGACCATGTAGATGAAGTAACAGAGGTGTCATATAAAATGATTGGCGTAGATTTTTCTGCGTCTGACGTTAGGGAAAAGTTTCCCGAAGCAAGAACCTTCCCACAAATACTAGTAGACGATAAACATATCGGTGGCTATGTAGAGTTGGAGAAGTTAATTGGTTAATAGCAGACAAAAAGGAAATAACGCAGAACTTAAAGTAGCAGATATGCTACACAGAATAACAGGAGAGTCTTTTGTACAAACTCCTGGATCGGGTAGTGGTAAAATAAAGGGAGACTTGATGGTGCCACACAAAGATAATTTATTCACAATTGAGGTTAAATTCTATAGAGATATGGCATTTAATCACAAGATATTTACTCAAAAAAGTAATACCTTCGTGGGTTGGTGGGAAAAACTAGTAGTACAGGCCGAGCAAATGCAGCAAGAACCTTTACTTATATTTAAAGAAAACCACTCACGATGGTACGTGGCAACGACAAGAAAGCCATGTTACAAAAAACATATGTATATTAGTTGGCTGGGGTGCTATGTTACCTTTGCCGAACAATTTTTAGAAACACAAAACCTGGAATTTACAAATGGCGATACAATTTATGAACCATGGAAAAGCGACCCCGAACGGGAACTTACTGATTGTTGATGGACTCAATCTAGCTTTTCGATGGAAACACCAAGGCACTACAGACTTCGAATATGAATATGTTCGTACTGTACAGTCCCTTGCAAAGTCCTATAACTGTGGAGAGATAGTCGTCTTAGGCGATGGCGGTAGTAATTATCGTAAAGAAATCTATCCAGAGTACAAAGCAAATCGTAAAGAACGATATGCAGAACAAACTCCTGCTGAAGCAAAAGAATTTGAAATGTTCTTAGCAGAGTTTTCAACTACACTTAAAACTTTATCTCGTAAGGGTTATCTTACACTAAAGTATTCAGGCGTAGAGGCTGATGATATAGCCGCACTTATCACACAGAATCGAGAGCAATTAGGTCTCGATGAGATATGGATGGTGTCATCAGATAGAGACTGGGATTTACTAGTCGATGGTAACGTAAGTAGATTTTCTACAGTTACTAGAAAAGAAACAACACTCCTAAACTGGGACGAGCATTATGACTTTGACCCTGAGTACTTTTTAACATACAAGTGCTTAACTGGAGATAAAGGAGATAACGTTCCTGGTGTTGATGGAATCGGGCCTAAGAGAGCCACACAGATTATTCAACAGTATGGAGATATCTTTGATATTATGGCGAGTTTGCCAATGGAAGGAAAATACAAATTCATTCAGAACTTAAATGAGTTCGGAAGTGAAGGGTTAGAAGTTGGTATTAAACTCATGGACTTAACTTATGACTTAGACGGAGCAGTCTTAGGTCATGCACAAGAAATTATAGGATTAGTAGAAGATTATGTCAGTAAAAATTGATTTTAGTAAAGATAGTCTTTTAGATACGTTTGCATTAGCAACTCTAAAAGATAGATATATGGTAGGTGATGAGACGTCACCTCAAGAAGCTTTTGCTCGTGCTGCAATGGCTTTTGCAGATGATGACGACCACGCACAAAGGTTATATGATTATGTAAGTAATTTATGGTTTATGTTCGCTACTCCTGTACTTTCTAATGGAGGTACTCGTAGAGGCTTACCTATAAGTTGTTTCTTGAATTATGTAGATGACAGTAGAGAAGGAATAACAGACCATTTTGTAGAAAATGCGTTCTTGAGTTCCTTTGGCGGAGGTATAGGCGGCACGTGGAGTGATGTAAGATCTATGGGAAGTAAGACTTCTAAAGGTTCTGAAAGCACAGGTGTTATACCTTTCGTAAAGGTTGTAGATGCAGAAATGTTGGCGTTTAGCCAAGGAGTAACTAGACGGGGTAGTTACGCAGGGTATCTACATATTTCCCACCCCGAAATAGAGGAGTTCTTAGATGTTAGAAAACCTACTGGCGGTGACACGAACCGTAAGTGCCTTAACCTTCACCACGGGATTGTCATATCTGATGCTTTCATGGAGCTCATACACTCAGCTTCAAAGTATCCTGATTTCGATGATAGTTGGGATTTGGTTGACCCGCACTCTAATGAAGTAAAGAAAACTGTTTCAGCAAGAGCTTTATGGGTAAAGATACTACAGAATAGAATTGAAACAGGAGAACCTTATGTAATGTATGAAGATGCAGTTCAAAATGGATTACCTGAGTTTCAAAAGAAAAAGGGATTAAAAGTTCATCACTCTAATTTATGTAGTGAGATTACTCTTGCTACTGACGAAGAGAGAACAGCAGTATGTTGTCTTTCTAGTGTAAATTTAGAGTATTATGATGAGTGGAAAAATCATCCTTCATTCATACCTGACTTAGTTAGAATGTTAGATAATGTATTAACGTACTTTATTGACAATGCACCTAGTCAGCTTGATAAAGCTAAGTTCAGTGCTTACAGGGAGAGAAGTATTGGGCTTGGTGCTATGGGTTTCCATGCGTATTTACAACAGAACGGTGTTCCATTTGAAAGTGCTATGGCAGGCAGTATTAATTTAGAAATGTTTGCTTACATAAAAACTTTTGCAGATGAAACCACTAGAAAATTAGCAACAGAGAGAGGAGCTTGTCCAGATGATGATTCTTGCACAGTAAGAAATGCTCATCTATTAGCTATAGCTCCTAATGCAAGTTCTAGTATTATATGTGGAAACACGAGTCCAAGTATTGAGCCGTTTAGAGCCAATGCTTATACTCAAAAAACAAAAACAGGAAGTAACTTAGTAAAAAATAAATACTTAGACAAAATTATAAAAGAAAAAGTTACTCCTGCAATGTACGACGAAGTTTGGTCTAGCATTATTGCTAACAAAGGAAGTTGTCAACATCTAGATATACTAGATGACTGGGAAAGAGATGTATTTAAAACTGCGGTTGAAATTAATCAATCTTGGATTATAGAACATGCTTCTGTAAGACAAGAGTTTATATGTCAATCACAAAGTGTAAATTTATTTTTCCCGCCTGATGTTAACAAAGGAGAGTTACATAACGTTCATATGTTAGCATGGGCAAAAAATTTAAAAACATTATATTACTTGAGAAGTGAAGCTATCAGTAGAGCTGATAATGTATCTAATCAAGCCAAAAGAGAGATAATTTTTGAGCAATCAGATTGTCTAAGTTGCGAGGGATAAATGGCAAACTTACTAGAAGAAAGAGAATATTATAAACCGTTTGATTACGGGTGGGCATTTGAAGCCTACAAAAAACAACAACAAATGCATTGGATGCCTGAAGAAGTAAGTATGGCTGATGATATTAAAGACTATAATCAAAATCTTACAGAAGATAATAGACAGTTAGTAGATAACATATTTAGATTTTTTACACAAGCAGACGTAGATGTTTGCTGTGGATATGCTAAACATTATTTACCAACTTTTAAAGCACCAGAAGTAAGAATGATGTTAGTATCATTTGCTGCTATGGAAGCAGTGCACCAAGATGCATATTCATCTTTATTAGAAACGCTCGGTAAATCCGATAGTATATATAAAGAGTTTATGGATATACAAGAGATGGTAGAGAAACATGAGTACCTATCTGACTTCAATATGAATGACCCTCATAATATTGCCAAAACTATGGCAGTGTACAGTGGGTTTACAGAAGGAGTACAGTTATTCTCATCATTCGCTATACTATTAAACTATCCTAGACATAATCTAATGAAAGGGATGGGACAGATTGTAACATGGAGTATTCGTGATGAAACATTACATGTCGAGTCTGTGTCAAAACTATTTAGACAGTTCATCTCTGAACATCCAGAGATATGGACAGACAAACTAAAATATGAAATCTATTGTGCTGCTGAAAGAGTAGTAGAGTTAGAGGATAAGTTTATTGATATTTGCTTTGATAAAGCAGATATACCTGACTTAACCGCCAAAGAAGTAAAAGAGTATATTCGTTATATAGCGGATAGAAGATTACTAGGTTTAGGCATGAAAAACATATTTCACAGTACAGCTAATCCTTTACCTTGGATTGATGTACAAGTAAACGCAGTTGAGCATACCAACTTTTTTGAAAACCGTGCTACCGAGTATGCTAAGGCAAGTACACAAGGAAACTGGCAGGATATATTTAAATGAGCAAAGAACAAACCATCAACATTGACGGTATTGACTATCCAATAAATGAGTTAACAGACGAGCAGAAAGCTATTGTTACTTCCATTGGACAAGGAGATATAGAGATAGAAAGATGTAAACATCTTATAGCTATTTGTCAAACAGCTAGACAGGCTTACATTAATGATTTGGGAAACCAATTAAGTGGTGAAGTCGGTGAAGAAGAAGTTTAGATTTTACATATTAACTACTGCATCGGGCAGGTATACGGATTGGGATAATAGAGTTGCTGAAACTGATTGCAACTTCAAAAGTCTTAAAGTTCACTTTGATCCTAGGTGGTCAAACATACAATGCAAAGATGCAGTAGTAGTAGTAAACACACTAAGTTCTAGCTACAATAAAGTAGTAAAGAACTGGTGTATAAGTAAGGGAATAGAATGTCATATAACGGAATGTAACAACACTCCAGGAAAGGGCAAGAACGAATTACTTAAAGTATTTTTAGACTCCAAAGATGACTATATGGTACAAATTGACGGAGACGACATGTTAACCCCTTATGGGGTTGATTTGTATAAGAACCTAGCAAATCAAAAAGCTCCAGATAGTATAATAATATATCATCAATGGTCTCAACAAATTACTAAGTATGGTCAGCGTTTTTTTACACGAATAATGAACAACCAAGACAGACCTGCTAATTACAAAAAAGATTTACAATTTTTCTATAAGTTTGTATCTCTTGCTGCTAAGTACCAAAAAGATTATGGTAGAAAAGTTAAAAGCATGGGCGGTGTAGACAAGGTATGCCACTTATACGCTAAGTATTCAAATGACATGCACGAGCTATGTAGAAAGTATAATGAGAAGTATTTTTCTCATGTTACTAATCAACATATGGTAGACAACCACTGTAGACCTGTATGGTACTCTAGAAAAGCAGCTGAGTACAGATTTGATGAAGAGATGAGAATAGGAGAAGATACACGCCTATATCTACAACTAAAAACAGCACACTTTAAAGGTCTGTTAAATGTGGTAAGATTAAAAGAAGTTCCCTGTAGCTATGTCTATAACAATATACATGGAGGTATAGTAGCAGAAGAATCCAACGGTATGACTAATATGGATTGGATGAAAAAATTTATGGATTTACTAGCAGAAGATGTAAAGAACGGAAAAATAGGTGAGTACCCAAATTTACCCGAACTACAAGTCGCAATTCCAGAAGAAGTAAATGATTACTATATCACACAAGAGTTTAATATAGAAGACCTCGACCCATCTAGTGAAGAATACAAAAATATAAAGATGTGCGATGATACTAGAAAAGAACTAAAACAAAGAATAAATTTATTAGAAGATCAAATGACTAAATTAGGAAGAAAGTTAATACTTGACATAAAACCTAGCGGAGCAACTTATGCATTTATGAAGAATCCTTATTTAAAAAATATATACTTACTGACTCCTATGGAGCATAAAATGGAACACTACTTCCAAAAAAGGATAATACTATGAAAATTTTTATTGGGTATGAATCAGCATACCCCGAAATGTTTGATGTATGCAAAAAAAGCATACTTCGTTACAATTCTAGTCATGAAATCATACCACTCAAAAAATCGGAAATATCCGAATATACTCGTCCTTTTCAGAACGAGAGTACAGAGTTTGCCTTTACTCGTTTTCTAGTACCACAGCTCTGTGACTACGAAGGCGAAGCTTTATTCTGTGATGGAGATTTCTTATGGCTCTGTGACCCTGAAGAAGTTATGGATTATTTTTCCGATGAACATACAGTTCATGTGGTAAAACATCCTAATTTTCTCGTTCAAAGTAAAAAAATGAAAGGCAAGAAAAATCATAGTTACCCTAGAAAGTACTGGTCTAGTCTTATGCTTTTTAATAATCCTAAGTGTACAGAACTTACTTATGATTATATAAACCAAGCCCCAGCGGGTGCATTGCATGAGTTACGATGGGCAGATAGTATAGGGGGAATTCCTGCGCAATATAATGCAATGGTAAATTATTACAAATTCAAGAAACCAAAAGCACTACACTTTACAGACGGTGGGCCTTGGTTAAATATAAACGAATGTTCGGAGATGACAGCAAAATGGGTAGAACTTTACAAGAGTTAACAGAAAATAAAAACATAGTACTTGTGGGAAATTCAGTCGAAATTCTACAGTATGATTTGGGAGAATACATAGAGAGTTTTGATACAGTTGTGCGATTTGGAAAAGGAGTGCCTGAAGATAAATTGCAACAACATATAGGAAAACGTACAGACATATGGGTTACGGGCTGGTTACGAATGAACTTTCATCCTGCGTTTGAAGACGCTTATCCTCTGTTTAATCGCTGTCGTATACACCTCGACAAATACCCAGACCATAGAGGTCCGCCTCCTTGGGGACATGATAACGATATGTTTAATGATGAGGAGTTAATGAAAATATTTGAATTGGTGGGAGCAAAGAACGGAGTAGCACCTGGTGGTGGTAGACCGAGTGCAGGTTTTCTTGGTATATTGTTTTTCTTGCAGAAGTGCAAATGTAAGAGTATAACTTTGATTGGTTTTGATTTCTTTGCTAAGAAGTTACCGATTAAAACAGGAGGAGATTATCCATCAAGTTGGCATATGCCAGTAAACTCAACAAGTAAAAGTCCTCACAATCCTAATGAAGCTAAACTAGTTAAAAAGTGGGAACAAAAAGGTAAACTACATTGGAAAATTCTTTCCGACCTAAATGACGAAATGTTAAAGTTTTCCTAATCTATATCCAACTTCTATTAATTTTCTTGCAGTTTGTTTTTGTCTATTTGTTTTATATGATAAGTTTTCACATACTCGTGCATTCCTAAAGTTAACAGGAATTTTAGGTATAAGTTGAGCATATAACTCCCAAGGAGTTGATAGTTGAGTTCCTGTACTTACTTTAGCATATCCATTTGATAGTGCCTTTGTCGGTAGTGCTATACTCCATGATTTTCTTAACATCACATTATAGTTTATATATTCTTTTGACGGTAGTGCATCCCATTGTATTAATAAGTCACTCTTACCATTCATATATCTAGGAAGTACTCCATGTTCTTTTTCGTGTAATTTTGTAAAGAAAAACTGATTTGTTGTAGCTAGTACTCTGCTATCATAGTCATTATAGAATCCTCTAGAATAAAATAATTCATTATCATTTAGATCTTTGAGTAAGTCGTAATTCAACATAAAAAAGTCAGTGTCCCAGTTTGCAGGCATGTCTGCTTTAGCAAAATCTAGTATTCCATAATAAGATGCAAATTGCTTGTGTCCAACAAATACTTTCTTTCTAGATAAGTGAGATAGTTTTGTTTGGAAAAAAGATTCGTTTGGTATTTCATCTGTCCATCCACTCTTTAAAAATATTCTATTGCCACCTGCATAAAGTATTCTTTTGTGTAGCCCTTTATCTTTCCAATGTAATCTAAGATGTTGAATAGCTCTAGATGCATAATCTTTTTTCCAATATGCTTCATATATCCTTACATTTGGAATATTGTCAAATATCCAATTAATTGGTAAGTCGGCATAGTGTTCTTCCTCCACATAGAGATGTAGACGATATTCTTCGTCTTTATCAATTAAAGAAGCGATAGTAAAATAACTCCACTCTGGCTTCCATGTATGTACTAATTCAATCATTTTGTATGTTTCCTATAATCCCAAAAATTATTTATATATAAATCTAGTCTTTGTTGTGCATCCTCATCGAATGAAAATATCATTCCTGAGTTCCTTGCTGAGAATATTTTTTCGATTGCTTTGTACCCATTTGTACTTCCACAAGCATGATAAATACTTTCATATGTTAATAAACTTTTTTCTCTTTCTTTTTTTGAGTAGCTTATCATTCTTAAGTTTTTCTTAAGTAAGAGTGCGATAAGTCCCATTTCACTATTAGGCATTGTTGCTACATTAGAACACTTCATAAGTAATTCCATGCCTCCACTTCTTTTATCTAAAACTTTATCTTTTCCGAACTTTCTTTTAAATTTAGCAACCATTAAATCGGTGGTAATTGGATGTGGTTTTATTACATACCCTTCGTCTATACATTGTTTTATTCTACCCCAATGCACACAAGTTTGTTTAGTTAGTAAGTTTGTTCCTGGAGGAAATACAACTTTATCATATTCTTCTTCAGTATATTTTAAATGATACTTATTTCTTAAATTATTTTTAATCTTATCTATTCTAGCAGTATCTATTTCTATATCTGAATCGGCAATTACACGCATCAATTTATCATTTATGAGTACAGAATTTACTCTTAGATATATACCTGCACCCAAAAAATCTGTGTATAACCAACTTCTAATAGTTCTTGTTTCGTTAGTGTTAAACCACAAATCATAATCAAAATTAATACCTTCTCGTTGTTCGGGTATTAATTCTTTCTTCATTCTAGATAACTCATCTAAATCTTCTTTAGGTCTAGTGCAAGATCCTGACTTGTATATATGAGTACTAAAATCTCCTAACTCCTCTACATTAGAGAGAGGGACTAATTTACCCATTTTTTAAATCTCTAATTTGTTTTTTAAGGTCTACTATATGTACCTCTTGTTCTTTTAATCTTTCTTCAAATTGATGTATTGAGTCAAAAAGAGCTTGTCCTAAGCTTTCTAATTTATCATTAACAAATCTAGGAGTAATATCCTTATCTTGTAATTTCATTGTTTTTCCTTTGGTTAGTTATTATTCTGTCCACTGATTACCATCCCAGTAGGACGCGCTAAACGCATCTGCACTAGATACTTCGGTGTCGAAGATTGTTCCAGCTGCTGATGCAGTAATTCTTTCAAATACTACAGTTGAAGTATCAAAAGTAGTTGTAGTTGTAGGTGTCGTTGTTCTTGTTGTATCTGATAGTCTACTTGTTTCAATCGTAGTGGTAGTAGTTCTACCTGTTGCAAATACAGTAGTTCTAGTTGTATTAAATACTGTTGAAGTTGCAAATACAGTAGTTCTAGTCGTGTCTGTAGTCCTTGAAGTATTGAATGTAGATGTAGTACTTCTACTAGTTTCTGTACCTCTACTTGTTAACGAAGCTCTTGATGTATTAAAGGTAGATACTGTATTCTGTGAAGTAACGGTTCCTCTACTTGTGAGGGATGCTCTAGACGTCTCAAATGTAGAGACTGTATCTCTGACTGTAACTGTACCCCTAGTTGTTTCTGATAATCTAGAAGTATTGAATGTAGATATTGTACTTTTTGAAGTAAGTGTATTTTTACTTGTACCTGTCGTAGTATTAGTATTGAACGTAGTTGTAGTACTTTTACTTGTACCTGTGCTTCTAGTTGTAAGAGTTCCTTGAGTAGTAGCGTATGTTGTTGTAGTTGCTCTACTTGTAATAGTTGCTCTTGTTGTATCTGTTGCTCTTGTTGTATTAAATACTGTACTTGTAGCTCTACTAGTTTCTGTTGCTCTTGTTGTATCTGATACTCTGGAAGTATTAAATGTTGTGTCTGTTGCTCTGCTTGTTCCAGTTGTTCTAGTTGTATCTGATAGTCTAGTAGTATTAAATGTTGTGGTTGTACCTCTGTCTGTAACAGTTCCTCTAGCTGTGTTAAATATTGTAGTTGTAGCTCTGCTTGTACCTGTACTTCTTGAGGATAACCTAGAAGTTTGATATGCTGTTTCAAACGTAGTAGTTCTGCTAGTATTAGTAGTTTGTGACGTAGTATAACTGGTTGACTGTGCAGTATTACTTGTTCTACTTGTATTAGTACTCTGTGTAGTAGTATAACTAGTTGACTGTGAAGTATTACTTGTTCTACTTGTATTAGTACTTTGTGTAGTAGTATAACTAGTTGATTGTGAAGTATTACTTGTTCTACTTGTATTAGTACTCTGTGTAGTAGTATAACTAGTTGATTGAGTTGTACCTGTTCCTCTACTTGTATTAGTATTTCGTGTAGTGGTAAATGCTGTAGCATCTACATAAGATGTTGTTATACTCGTGTTGGTACTTCTACTTGTAGTAAACGCTGTGGCATCTACATAAGATGTTGTTATACTCGTATTGGTACTTCTTGTTGTAGCAAATGATGTATTATTTGTAAATCCTGTGCTTATACTCGTATTGGTACTTCTTGTTGTTGCAAATGATGTATTAGCTGCAAAGGTTGTTGTTATACTTGTGTTGGTACTTCTACTTGTAGCAAATGATGTATTAGCTGCGAAGGTTGTTGTTATACTCGTATTGGTACTTCTTGTTGTAGCAAATGATGTATTATCTACATAAGCAGTTAATCTACTTGTATTTGTTGAGTTTGTAAAACCTGTGTTATCTACATATGCTGTTACTCTTGCTGTGTTAGTATTTCTTGTTGTAGCTTGAGAAGTATTATCTGTGTATGTTGATACTCTCGCAGTATTTGTATTTCTTGTTGTAGCTTGAGAGGTATTATCTGTGTATGCTGTTGTTCTAGCAGTGTTTGTATTTCTTGTTGTAGCTTGAGAAGTATTATCTGTGTACGCAGTTAGTCTACTTGTAGCAGTATTATAAGCTGTACTTCTTGTTGTACCTGCTAAATCTTCTGTTACTCTTGTTGTATTATTTGTAAATGATGTACTTCTTGATGTATTAGTTCCAAATGAAGTTGCATTAGTAAAGCCTGTATTATCTGTGTATTCTGTTGTTCTTGCTGTGTTAGTAGCAAATGATGTACTTCTAGAAGTATTTGTACCTCTAGCTGTGTTAGTAGCAAATGATGTATTATCTGTGTATGCTGTTGTTCTTGCAGTATTTGTGCTATTAGTAAATCCTGTACTTCTTGACGTATTTGTACCTCTAGCTGTATTAGTAGCAAATGATGTACTATTTGTAAATCCTGTACTGTTTGTAAAACCAGTATTCCAACTTGTGTTTGTGTTTCTAGAAGTATTGTTCTGGAATGCTGTATCAGTATTACTTACTGCGTAATCAGTAGACTCCGCAATTACCTGTACATAACCACCACTATAAGTAAAGTAAGTGTAGGTAAAAGCAGTTGTTGTTGTTCTTGCAGTATTTGTTAAAAAAGATGTAGAGGCAAATGAACCACTTGCTCTTACAGTATTAGTATTTCTCGCAGTATTTGTATTTCTAGCGGTGTTATTTGTAAATCCTGTATTATCTGTATACGCTGTTGTTCTTGCAGTGTTAGTATTATTTGTAAATCCTGTACTTCTTGATGTATTTGTACCTCTTGTGGTATTGTTCGTAAAGCCCGTATTAGCTGAAAAGGTTGTTATTCTAGAGGTGTTATTTGTAAAGCCAGTACTTCTAGAAGTATTTGTGCCTCTAGCTGTATTAGTGTTTCTAGTTGTGTTTGCAGTAAAACCTGTAGCTCTTGCTGTATTAGTTGCAAATGCTGTTGCGTATGATGTATTCGTTCCAAACGATGTATTTCTTGTTGTGCTGTTTGTAAACGTTGATGTTCTTGATGTATTAGTAGCGAAAGCTGTATTGTAAGATGTACTATTTGTAAACCCTGTACTTCTTGATGTATTAGTAGCAAAAGCTGTATTGTAAGATGTACTATTTGTAAACCCTGTACTTCTTGACGTATTAGTAGCAAAAGCTGTATTGTAAGATGTACTATTCGTGAAGCCAGTACTTCTAGAAGTATTTGTGCTTCTTATAGTATTAGTATTTACAGCTGCCAATGCAGTGTTTCTACTCGTATTTGTACTTTGAGTAGTAGTATATGATGTATTTACAGCAGCTAACGCAGTGTTTCTACTCGTATTTGTACTTTGAGTAGTATCATATGTAGTATTTACAGCGGCCAATGCAGTGTTTCTAGAAGTATTTGTACTTTGAGTAGTATTATATGAAGTATTTACAGCAGCTAACGCAGTGTTTCTTACAGTATTAGTACTTTGAGTAGTATCATATGAAGTATTTACAACGGCCAGCGCAGTATTCCTACTTGTATTAGTATTTTGAGTAGTAGTATAATTAGTATTTACAGCTGCCAATGCAGTGTTTCTACTCGTATTAGTATTTTGAGTAGTTGTATAACTTGTACTTACTACGAAAGTAGATACAGTATCATACGTTGTATCTCTTGTAGTAGCAAATGATGTGTTGTCTGCATAAGCAGTAACAGTACCAAATGTTGTTGTTCTCGTTGTGGCAAATGAGGTATTGTCTGCATAAGCAGTGACAGTACCGAATGTTGTTGTTCTTGTTGTAGCAAATGAAGTGTTATCTGCATAAGCAGTAACAGTACCAAATGTTGTTGTTCTTGTTGTAGCAAAAGCTGTATTGTTAGTAAACTCACTAAGTCTACTTGTAGAGATTACTGTATCAAAGAATGTTGTAAAAGTAGTAGTAGTTTCATACGCAGTTGTTGTAGTTAAATTAGTCTCAAATGTTGTAGTAGTAGTAAAATCAGTTGTAGTCGTAAGTGTTGTATTAAACGTTGTCGTTGTACTAAAGGTAGTAGTTGTATTATACGCTGTAGTTGTACTTAAGCTAGTCTCAAATACTGTTGTAGTTTCAAAAGTAGTAGTTGTATTAAATGCTGTAGTTGTGCTTTTACTTGTATTAAATGTTGTTGTTGTGGTAAAAGTAGTAGTCGTATTAAACGCTGTAGTTGTACTAGTATTAGTATCAAATGTTGTAGTTGTGGTAAAAGTAGTAGTTGTATTAAATGCTGTAGTTGTACCCTGTGTAGTATTATACGTTGTAGTAGTATTAAAAGCAGTAACAGTACTAAATACTGTAGTGGTTGCAATTGTTGTGTTAAATGTTGTGGTTGTATTAAACGCAGTGGTAGTAGTAAAATCAGTAGTTGTAGTTGTGTTTGTATTAAACGTTGTTGTTGTATTAAACTGCGTTGTAGTTGTAAAATCTGTAACAGTAGTAATTGTTGTGTTAAACGTTGTGGTTGTATTGAAAGCAGTGGTAGTAGTAAAATCAGTAGTTGTATTTACTGTTGTAGCAAAAACGGTAGTAGTTGCAAATGTAGTTACTAAATTAGTTTCAGTACTTCTAGATGTATTGAACTCTGTTACTCTGCTTGTATTATATCCCGATACTGTAGCTACGTCTGTATCAAAAGCTGTAGTTGTATTGAATGTTGTAACAATGTCATTTGTGTTTGTAGTTCTAACAGTTGCTGTGTTTCTAGCAGTTTCATGAACCGCAGAGAATGGGCCAGCTAAGTTACTGTTATCATTTACATATACTTCATTGACCCTTCGTATTGTTCCGCCATCATTGACTGCAAGGAAGGATATCTGACGTAGTGTACCACTGTCATTAACATATATTGCCATATCTTAACTCGAATAAACAAACCATACATGACCGTCACTCGTTCCAGTAGTATTTGTTGGTGCTGTTGTTGTTATTGTAAAAGGCAATCTAGCTTTTGCTATGATTCCTGAACCAATCTTATTTGTCGCTACTGCTCCCTCAAAGTTTCTACTGGCATCAATTACATCACTACCATCAATTTTTAACCCTGCGTCTTCGATATTAAAGTCTAATTTTTGTCCCATGTTATACCTCTATTGTTGTCCTTATAAATTTAAATGCCATACTATCTGTACTTGCTGGCGTTACTCTTAACCTTATATTACCTGATACTAAGTCTGCATCAAATGCTGCCTGTGCTCCATTTTCAAATATAGATGCGTACTGTGTTAAGTAAACATCTGAGCCATCATGGAATAATAAAATTTCTATTGCTTGAAAATCTGTGTCTGTTGTATTATGTACTTGTACTAAGTACTTAGCAGTTCTAAATGTAGCTGCTGCAAAAGTGTCTAGTGTAAATTGTGCTGTTGCTGAAGAAGTTCCTGAACCTACATCCATACCAGCTACTTCGTCTATATGAAGTTTTTGTGGTGGATTAGTGTCTTGAATACCTATGCTACCTGCTACATTTACTTTATTAGATGTGCTTCCACCAAACCCTAAATCTCCTCCAAATGTAATACTTCCTGTCATTGTTTTACCACCAAGTGCTGCACTTGATAATTGTGTTGTTGTTACAGAATTATTTGCAATCTCACTTGATCCAACAGCGTTTGCTGCTATTTCACTTGAACCTACATTGTTAGCGGCTATTTTAGAACTTGTTATTGCATTGTTTGCTATTTTAGCATTTGTTACATTTAAGTTAGTGATATGAATAGTATCTACACTACTGCTTACTATCTCCGCACTATCTACAGAGTTGCCTGCTAGTTCGCTTGAAGTTACTTGATTAGTGCCTATTTGTGTGCTAGTAATAGAGCCATCTGCTATTTTAGCTGCTGTTACACAGTTATCAGCTAGTTCATCTGTTCCTACAATACCGTTTTGAATTATGCCAGCTGTGACCGAGTTAAGTGCTATTTCGCTTGTTCCGACAGCATTACCAGCTATTTTACTAGAGGAAACAGAGTTTACAGCTAAATGTATTCCATCAATACTACCTGATACTAATTCACTTGAATCTACTGAGTTTGCAGCTAGTTCTGACGAACCTACTGCTCCAGTTGCTATTTTAGTAGCACTTATAGAGTTATTCGCTAAATCTGCGTTTACAATAGAGCCATTTACTATTTTTGATGAGTTTACAGAGTTTGCTGCTAATTTGCCTTCTGTTACTTGTCCGTTTCCAATATGTGCTGTATCAATACTGCCATCTGCATAATGTTCTGAATCTATAGAATCATCTGCAATTTTTGTTCCATCTACTGCATCACCTGCTATTTGTAAGGCTGCTACAGCTCCTGTTGCTATCTCACTAGTATTTACTGCATTTGCAGTTATGTGTCTACCTACAATTGCATTAGTTATAATCTTAGTGCCATTTATATTGTTATCTGCAATGTTTGCTGTTAAGATTGTGTTCGCTGCTATCTCAGCTGTTGTTATACTTCCTGCTACAATCTTACTTGCATTTACAGTATTGTTTGCTATTGCACTTGCTGTTCCTGTTAAGTTACCTGTAACATTTCCTTCTACGTTTGCTACAAGTGTTCCTGTTGCATAGCCTGTGCCTTCTGTGTTTACTACTGTGGTTGGTACAGTCTGTAAATCTTTAAATATTTTCCATTTACCTGAATCTCCAGCATCTCTGAATAAACCTGTATACTTATCTGTTCCGCCTACATCATACAATCCATAAAAACCTATGTCAACTGTATCTGCTGAACTATTTGTTGTCGCTAGTGCAAGAAGTGGGTCTGCTACATTGATTGTTGTAGAAGATACTGTAGTTGTTGTTCCTGATACAGTTAAGTTTCCAGATAACACAACGTTACCTGAGAAGGTTTGTCCGCCTAGTGCATCTGATTTTAATTCACTTGCACTTACACTATTCGCTGCTATTTTTGTTGCATCTATTGCGTTGTCTTGTATTTTTGCAGTTGCTACTGAATTACCTGCTAATTGTGCAGTGTTAATTAAACCGTCTGTAATAAAGTCAACACTATTAATTGCATTAGCTGCAATATGTCTTGCTACAATAGCATCGCTTACTATTTTTCCTGAAGTAACATTGTTATCAGCTATTTTAGCTGTTGTTACTTGTAATGCTCCAATATGTATAGTATCTATACTACCAGTTACTAATTCTGATGAATCTACTGAATTTGCGGCAAGTTCTGAAGAACCTACTACACCAGCTGCTATGTGTGATGCATCGATAACATCTGTACCAATCTTGTTAGCATTTATTGCGTTATTTGCAATGTTTGGGCCAGTAACTGTTAATCCTGCTATTTTAGCACCAGTAACTGCGTCATCTGCTAAGTGTATAGTATCTATACTACCAGTGACTAATTCTGCACTATCTACTGAGTTAGCTGCTATATGTCTTGCAACTATACTGTCCGTAGCTATTTTTGTTCCGTTTATATTGTTGTCAGCAATGTTTGCTGTTAAAATTGTGTTTGCAGCTATCTTACCACTTGTTATAGCAAGGTCTGCAATGTCTGCTGTCGCGATTGTTCCATTGACTATTTTTGCTGAAGTGACAGAATTATCTCCGAGTTTAGCAGTTGTGACAGCTCCTGCAGCGATCTTTGCAGTAGTAACCTGTAAACCTCCTAGATGTATCGTATCGATCGAGCCAGTAATTAATTCTGCGCTGTCGACACTGTTTGCTCCAAGTTGAGTGCTAGTGATACTCCCATCAGCAATATGATGAGCAGTAACGTTGTTGCCAGCAATTTTTGCAGTTGTAACTGCATTTGCCGAAATGTGAATTGTGTCGATACTACCAGTGGCAATTTCGCTTGAATCGATTGAATTTTGTGCTATCTCATTTGAGGTTATTGCATTTCCAGCTATCTTCGCTGTTGTAACTTGTCCTGTTCCTAAATGTATAGTGTCTATGCTACCTGTTACAATTTCTGAACTATCTACTGAGTTTGCAGCTAAGCCTGAAGCTGTTACAGAGTTATCTGCTACTGAAGTTACAGCAGTTGACTGTAGTTCTGCAGCTCCAACAGAGTTTGTTGCTAATTCTGCAGATGTTACAGAATTTAAAGCTAACTCAGATGCTGTAATAGCATTTGCAGCAATCTTACTTGCAACTACACTATTATTACCTATTGAGTCTTGTTGTACTAAAAATTTACCTATTAACGGCATTTTATGTTTGCTCCAAATACGATAGAACTATGTCTATTGAACTTGTCGTGTTTGATAGACACTTTATAATGTCACCTGCTTCTAAAACGACTTTTGCATCACCACCTATTGGAGCTAGTGTTGAACCCGCAGGTATTTCTACTCCATTTACTATTGAGGCGTGATGATTGGCACTTGCATTAAACAATTGAACAGTTGCTGTAATGTCTGCTCCTGCAACATTGCAAATATATAATCCTATAAGTGTTGTTGTTGTGCTATTTGGACAGGTATACACAGAGGTTAATCCTGTGCCTATATCTACTGCTGTTTCTGTTTTAAATGCTGATGCCATAATATTATCCTAATGCTATTGAGAAAGCTACGAGGTCGTCTGCTGTTAACGCTCCTTCTACATGACTGGCTAGTATTACTACTGTGCCATCTGCTTTCTTTGTATAAATTCTTTGGTCAGCCACATTCATAGCGATTTCATGAGTTTGTAAATCATTTGTCTGTGGCACTGAGTTTGTTGTCTCTGACCTTTTTGGTTTAATAACTTGAGCCATTCTTAGAATGTGCCCCCGTCTATGCTATTAGACCACGCTATTGTTCCGTTTGCCCCAACTTGTAGAATTTGTCCTACTGCATTTGTTGAGTCGTATGTTCCTATTGATAAAGAAGCGAATGAACCACCTGTATTAGCACCATATAATAGTACTCCTTCTGGTAATGCGCTTACTCCTTTTAATCTTAAAGTATCTGAAGCTATTTCAATTGTAGTATCATCAACATTTACGGATAGTGTGTTTCCTGATTTTCCAAGACCGTCTCCTGCAGTAACACTACCAGCTCCTGAGAACTGTGTAAATCCTAAACCAGTTGTACCTAGTGTTGCTGAACCTGTTACGTTTGATAGTACAAATCCTGCATCTGCATTTACTGACCCTTCTTCGATGAAAGTAAAACAACCACCTGTCATACGTGCTGATGAATCGTTATCTGTTGCTCTTGTTAGTACAAAAACTGCTGATCCACTACCTACTGTAGTTACTGTATAAATACCATTTTGTGCTGTTGCAGTCTGATTTTTAACAAGTATTCTATCGCCAGTTGTAGGTGATACGCCATCTACAGCTATTGCTCCATTAGAGTCTCCTGTTAAAGTAGCTCCTACACCGTTTGTACCGTTGTTGTAAGCTGCTGCTAAATTAGCTGTTGTTGTTGCTCTTACTGAATCTTTAATATCTAGTGCTTGTTTTACTGCATCTACATATCCTTTATTTGCTGCATCTGTTGTGCTTACAGGAGTTCCTACGTTTAGGATTTTGTTTCCACCTGCGTCTACAGTCTGTGACCCAGCTATTGTTAAGCCTCCATCAAAGTCTGCTGATTCTGTAAATGTTGAAGTACCCGTAACTGTTATAGTGTCTCCACCTGCGTTACCTAAAGTAACGTTTCCATTTAAAGTTGTGTTTCCATCTACGTTTAAATTGGAATCAAAGTCTACATTGCCTTGACCGTTGAGTGTTCCTGCTATAATTGTATTACCAGTTCCACCTACTACAGAGAACTTGTTAGTATTAACTGTTAGATTACCTGTTGCGGCTATTGAAGTATTAGAACTTAAAGAGTTAACAGTAGCAGAACCTGATACATCTAAAGTACCATTTAAATCTACATTTTTACCAAATTGTATCTTTTCACCACCGTTAGTAGTTACTAATTTAATGTAAGATGTTCCGCCTTCATTGATATCTAACGCTGCTGCGTTATCATCTAAAATTGTTATTGAGTTGGCTTGAGTTGCTAGATTTAGAGTACCGCCATGTTTTAGAATTAAATCTGCCGCAGAATTTATTGTTAAGTTTCCGCTTGTTACTGTTTTTAATTCAAAAGTAGCTGAGGTAGTAGCAATAGTATTATTAGCACCTGTGATTACAGTAGAACCAGTTTTTAACTGATCAATCTTACTGTCTGAGCCTACTAATATAGCTGAACTAGCTGTTAAAGTACCTGCTGAATGGTCAAGCATTGCAACATACAAATCTCCTCCGATTGTTGTTACTGCGTTACCGACTGCCGGTGAGCCTACAAATAGCTTTTGCGAATTAGAAGAATATGCTAATTCACCAGCACCTAATGAGGTAGGAGCAGCGGAGGAGCTACTTCTTTTGATTTTAATGGTTTGTGCCATGATTATTTCCTATCGAGCTATTAAAAGCTCCCTGCGTCTACCGTGTCTGAGTCCGCTGAATTGTTACCTATCATTATAGGGACAAATTCAAAGTTTCCACTTGTTATTTCTCGGTAGATCTTTAACTGATTATCATCAGTGTCATAAAATAAATCTCCTTCAGCTAAGTTTGCAAGGTCTGCTGATGGAGCCGTTGTAGCAACATGAAATTGGTCTGCTAAAAAATTTAGTGCATCTTCGACATTGTTTGTGCCTACAAGAGTACCTGACGGTGAGGAAAGAGTTATCCCCGACGCATCACTGAGTGCTGCGGCTACTGCTGAAGAAATAGTAAGGGTGGTAGTATTAGAGGTGGCAGTTATAGCGCTAGTTTTAGGAGTTATAGTTACTGTTGTTGCCATTATCTTGTTACATTTGGAGTAACTCTTGCTACCCCCTCGATTATTCTTGTAATACTATCTGCTGATGTATTTTGCAATTCTAAATCATAATAGTATTTACCTGCAGCTACGTTACTTGTAACGGCATGCCCCATAGCCATATTTAATTTGCCTTGGGATCCGCTAGTAATAGTACATGTAAATGTTGCTGTAAGAGTGCTTGATGTGGGGGTAGGTCGCAACTGTGCTGTTGCTACGTGATTGCTAGTTAAAACTATTGGACTTCCATCTTCTGCAAGTGCAATTTCAAGGGCGAAATCCGCTCCCTGGTCAATAACTATATCATATTTTCCTGCTGCCATATTGTACTCCTATATGCTAAATTATATCAAAAACTTGAGGTGGTGTCAAGAACTATTTTTGAGGGGTATATGCTTGACCTACGAGTTCGGGAATTTGTCTTTAACTGCTTTCCTAGCTAAATAAAATTGTCCAGTTTTTGCTGTATCACCAAACTTTCCAGAATCAATATCGTGATATAATTTATCTAGTTGTTCATTAAGCATAGAATAATACTTTGCTCTTTTATCAGTAGAGTTTTCTGTTGTTGTAATTGTTATATCTGTCATGATTGTCTCGCTGTTGTTATCTTTTTAGTATAGTCTAGATAATCAAACTTTTGTAATTTTAACATAAAAGTGCCTGGGTCGTTAAAAGTTAAATTTAATGTAGTATCAGTCATAGTTGCTTTTAGTACATTATCTATGTATACTTTTGTTCCTACAACTAATCCTGTAATGCTTACAGTTCCTTCTAATGCAGGAGTGGTAGTGTTAAATGTAGGGTCAAATGTACTCTTTGCTACTATACCATCTTCTGTAGAATTTACCATATTAGTACTTGCGTCTATATGGTCGTCTTGTTCTACAGCTATATGACTAAAGCCTCTCTCAAGTTCTCCTGCTATTATATCCTCGTTTACTCCTCCTGTCGAAGTCCACGCTATTTGTTTATCTGATTGATAAAATATGTTCCATATCATATACTTTTTCCTCCTGTATAATCTTCTTCAAAAAATATTATTAATGCCCAATATATTGTAGTTGCTCTACCTCCGTCTATATCGTAAGCTTCAAGTTCTACTTTTATATTGTCTTTGTCTATATGCTCTCCATATATATGAAATCCATCATTCCATTCTGCTATTAACTCTTCTTCGCCTTCCTCTTCTTCATATATTTCTCCATCGCTATAAACTTCCATAGGTGGAAAACATCTAGTAGCGACTCCGCTAGTTATATCTGTAGAATGGGACCAACGTAATGCATAAGCAGGTCTTGCTGCTGTAGCTGCTCCAGAATTAGTACCCCATTCGTGATTTATAGTAGTAGCTACATCTGTAGTAGCACTTCCTCCTGTTATACTTAAAGTGCCTTGATGCCAAGAGTAAGATTGTAAACCTCCCCCTATGTGTGCTCCTCCATCAAAAGAAGTAGCTTCTAATTGACCTTGAGCATTCGTTGCTACTACATTTGCTGAAGCGTAAGGACTTGCATTAGTTCCCGCACCACTTCCTGTATTTATACCTGAAACAAAAGTTCCCCGAGATAAAGTAGGACTTCCTATTACTATAGGGGTACTATTAAACTGCGTTTGTCCATAGTCATTTAACCTAATCATAGGCCCATTTACTCCTCCCGGAGGTTGAGCACTACTACCGTAGTAAGGTTGATAGTTACCAGTTGCTTGATATGTATAATCATCTTCTACATAAGTAGTTCCATCTGGCATAGTTACAGTTACATTTCCACTAAAACTTGCTGTTGATTGTAAACTTAATATAGCTTTTACTATATAGAATCCACCTGCATCTATGTAATCATACTCTACTCGTGTGACATTTACAGTTGTTGTTCCATCACTAACAGTTGTTGGTTGTGACCTTTTTCCTAATACTACTCTTCCCATCTTAAAATAAACTCAATGTTGTAAAGTTCTGTTTTTCTGCGGAAGCAAATAAATCAAAACTTCCTGAACTTGCACTTAGTGTATACGTAATATTGGAAGTAAGTCCTGCTAGATTACTTACACTAGTTGTTACTTCTGAACTAGAAGCTGCACTTGTTGTTATTCCTGAAAAAGCAATAGGGCTGAATGTATATGGATTAAACATACTTAATGTAAAAGTTTGAGTAGTAGAAGTATTAACACTTGTTGTTATACTTGTAGAAGGAAGTGCTGTACCTGCTATAACTGCATCATAGTTGAGTGCAAATTTTTGCTCCTCTCCTCTATACCCTGTAGCTCCTTTTCCATCATCTACAGTTAACAAAATATCATCTAGTCCACAACTATCAATATCTGTACCTGCTCTAGATACAAATAATCCACCTTTACTACTATATCCTGCTGTTGAATTTGTTAGCTTGCCTTGCAGTACTCTTTTCTTGTCTTTTATTTCTCTTCCGCCCCCAACTAATCCTCTGCTTGTATCTGTTGTAGTTTGAGGATTTGCAAAATAAGTATCTGTCATATATCCATATGCACAGGGTATTCTTAATACTTTAAAACTTAAATCTGTAACAGCATTACCTGTTGTTCTTGTTCTGACTGTGGGATGTATATCTCCATCATAACTATTGTCACCTTCCTCTGCAGGATAAATATGTGTTTCAGTAAATTCTAGTGAATTTCTCAGACTTGTGTAAAAAGCATCTTCCTCATCACCGTCTCCGTCATATTCAAAGTCACCTTCGTTTGCTTCTGAAGAAACAACTAAAGGAATATACCCTAAAGTATCTTTGCTGCCTTTGAAATCAATTCCTGATGAACCTAAAGAAGATTGAAAACCTGTTCCATATACTACACCTCTTCTTCTTATTCTACTATCAAATATAGTATCTTTTGGCCCTGCAGTTGTAACATCAGCATTTTTCTTTGCTATTTTTAAGCCATAAGTATCGTAATCAAAATATACAGTATCTCCTACTGCTAAAAAACTATTTGCAATTGTGTAATTTAATCTTACATCATAACTAGTCCCTGAACTTGTGTCATGTTTACCTCTAACTGTATAGTATAGTCCATAAACTCCACCACCATAGTGGCCTGTATGATTTACTTGGTTTACTCCATCTATACTCATACTGCTACCGACAAGTATACTTTCTGGGTTAGTTACATTTAAATATGCACTAGTGCCATTACTATTTCCTTTTGCAGTAACAGTATGTTGAGTTCTTAATTTACCTAATATTGTATTGTTTCCCATTAGTCTTCTATTAATATCCTTTCGTTATTTCTATCTATTGTAAATTTGGAACCAACTGTTATTGTTTCCCCTGTGTCTACATTTCCTGATGTATCAAATGGTGAGTTTGCTATGCTTCCTACATTTATCTGTGCTGAACTTCCTCCTCCCGATAGTACACCTGAAGCTGATAATGTTACACTTGAATTTTTGAGTGTGGATGGAATAGCAACAGCTGAGTTAGTATCTCCCGCTTTGGTTATAGTTACATTAGTTCCATCCATAGCAATACCAATATCACTATTTAAGAATTTATTTGTAGCTGTTTGACCTGTTCCGCCTACTCCTACAGGGACTG